CGTCGCCAAATTGGGCTTGTAATTTTGTGATTTGTTCTGCTGAAAAATCTACTTCAGACTTTTCTGCATTTAGCGGAATTTCATTAACGCCCAATAAGGCCATTAAGAAGGTCGCTGTTTTGGCTAAAAATTTAAATTTCATACCTTTTCATTTTAATAATTAAACATTTGATTTATATAGTGATTTACTTTCACTCAACATTATAACCATATCAATGGCTGTGTTTAAAGAACCAACACCATCTGCAAAACCTATTTCAATAGCTTCTGGAGTAAAAAATGTTTTTCCAGTTAATACACCAGGAACATCTTTTTTAAGGTTTGGACGAAAATTCATTACATCAGCTTGAAATTTACGCGCTAATGGGTTTAACATTTCTTCTTTAATTTTATCATATTTACCTTCAAGCGCAAGTTTGAACGCTAAATTTTTATCGCCACTCTCATCTGCGTAAATTTCGTGTAACGTAAAACCCTGTTCTGAAAGTGCCTTTCTATTATCGGCAAATGAAATTACTACACCAATAGATCCTATTGTTGCAGAGATGTCGTTTTCTGCCATTACATAATCTGGACGACAACCATACAAAGAATATAAATTTGCAGAGCAACACTGGTCATATAATCCTACCAATGGTTTTGTACGCATTTTTCCAAATTCTACAAAAGGAGCAATTGCCGAAACACTTCCTCCTGGTCCGTCAGAATATAAAACAGTTCCAATTACATTTGGATTTCTTTCTGCTGCCATTAATGCGCTAACTATTTCATCTGCGCCATAAGTACACCAGTCTCCATATTTAATTAAAGCCCCTATCATGTTTACAACAGCTACAGTTCCTTTTGGAGCGTTTATAATTCCTTCTTCATTAGGGCGAATTTGTGTGCCATTGAATAAGTAGGTAATTAAACTTCCTGCTTCAAAATTTCCCTGAGGAATAGTTCCTTTTATAATTTGTTGTGCAATAGGTGCCCAAAAATTAAAACCCTCAAAACTCATGGCCCATTGCCCTTTTGCTATTTCGTTTAATAATGGATTTATTTTCATGACTTATATTTTTACGAAGTTGCAATTATCTATTAAATACTCGTGTGACATAGTTTGATAACTGAAAAAATAACTTAAACCTTTTGTTTAAGTACCACGCTAAAGCAGCAACAACTATTACTATTAAAAGCCATAACCAACAATAGGAGGTTTTTTTTTCTTTAATAGTTTCTAACGATGAAGTGGAAGCTTTTAATTTTATATTATTTTCCTTTTCAGATTTGCTACTTGATTTACCAATGTTTTCTTCGGTTGTTTTTAAAGCTTCTTTTAAAGATTCTTCTTTTATGGTTTCTGAAAGTGTACCAGAACCATGGTAAGTTGTTTTTTTCTTTTCTCCAGTAACCAAGTTTTCCTCGGTTACTGTTAATGAGTCCCCTTTTTTACCCTGGTAAACAACAGCCTTTGTTTTGGCTACAACTTCTTTTTTATGCGCTGTTTGTTTTTTAGAAACAGTATCTTTTGAAGTTTCATTTTTGGACTTGTCATTTTCTGACAACTCTATTTTAACTTCTTCTTTTCTAGTTTCTTTGTGTTTAGTTGCTCCGCAACTTGTGAAAAATGAAATAAAAAAAACAACAAGTAGCCAAAAACATACTGCTTGAACCATTAACTTTAACATTGGATTATTTTTCATATTATCTATTTTTAGGAAGTTTTAAGTTGTGATAGTTAGGATTAAGCGGCTGCATTAAGAAAGCATACTCTTTATATGCATCAAAAGATGGACATTCTTTTATGCGCTCCCACGATTCTATTGCTCCGTTTTTGTTTTGATCTGTACTAAATTGATAATGCCCAAGTATCATTACATTTTGCAAATCGTTTCCGTTTTCTTGCAACCATTGTATCATTAAAAGAATTTCTTTTAATATTGCGTCTTTTTGCGCCTGTGTGCGGGTATCTTTTCCTTTCCAAATAGGGTTTTTTGCTGTGCCTTTATTTTCGACACCACCTCGGTAGGATAGATGTAAGCATTGTTTGTTAAAACCAGCAACTCCATTTGTAATAGAATCGTAAGGAGCCAAATATTGGCGTGTGCCATCAAAATCTACCCAAGTTGCATAACCTGGCGATTTCCATTTTAAATTGTTTTTCCAATAATTTTGCATTGATTCTAATGTTCCTGTTCCTGCTTGGCAATGCACAACTATGTACTTAATATCTTTCGCTCTCGTTACCATCTGTTAAGTCTTTTATTTTTAGGTTTTTATTAAATGCTTTTATTCTGTCTATCCAACCAATAGGAGGAAAGGCTCCATTTGTAACTACATATATATTCATCCAACAAGAACCTGCTGGATACATAAATACAGACATTCTCATTATTATTAATAAAGAATCAGACACAATGTTTTTTTCGCCCAAGAAATAGGGCAGTGCTTCATAAAGTGTTCCGGCACCTACAGCCATTCCAACTTTTATTAATAAACCTTGACCGTTTTTTTTCCAAGAGAACGATCTTAGCTTTAAATGTTTTACAACACCAAATATCCAATCGAAAATAATAGCAACACAAACCCACAAAATATAAGTTTGATTTTCTACTGTCCAGTGTGTTATTTTTTCATAAAGAATTGCAAAAGGGGAAAATGTAAGCCCTAGTGTAAAAGATGCTTTTAGCTTTGCAGTAATTAATCCTTTATGAATTATTAAGAGTTGTGTAGAAATGAATTTGTAAATAATTTTTAGTAACATGACACTTTATTTACTACGAAAATAGACTAGTAATTAGACTATTTATGTGACACCGATTTGAAATTTAAAACCCTAGTTGCACTTTGATTTTGAAGACGAGAAAGTCTTGTGTCTTTTGTTTTTTCGCGATAATATAAGCGTCTTAATGTTTCGTTTGAAAAACCCGCTTCTAAAAGTTCATACTTATCAATAAAAGCATCAATGGCAGAGACTAAGTTGTATTGTTTATTATGTTCCAAACATCCTTCTATCCAATAAATAAAGGATATTCTAAAAATATCTTCAAAAAAATTATTTATATTTTTTTCATTCTCTTCAGGAACTTTTAAAAGTTCATAAATGCTATTTATCGAAATATATAGTTTGCCAGAATAACTTATGTTTTTGTTTTTCTCAATCATCATATATAAAACATACTGGTCTTTTTTGCCAATTTTTATATGATTTTTTAATTGAGTATATAGATATTTTCCAATAGAAGAAAAAGGGTAAATTTTAACCGACTTTGATTTTGTTTCCATATAACTAGCTTCTTTGCCCTCAAATTCTTTGAATAAAAAAGGTACAAGATGCGGACGAATATTTACTTCGGTTAAATTCATGTATTTTTTATTTGTAAATGCTATTTAAAAGTTGGTAAATAATATAAATCATTAGGAACAGAACCAAGATAAGTGCACATTAACTTATGCCTTATGATGTTTATAAACGTGAATCTTGTGTAAAAGAAACGCCAGTTTATTAAAGCTAAATCATAGTCTAAAGCTATCATTATTTTAAACATTTCTTTGTCTATAGCGTAGGATACATAACCCATTGCGTTACGCCAATCATGGATAAATGCGGCTACTTCAAATAATGAAGCACTTCTTTCTCTTACAAATGTTGCACCGTCGTAACTAAATTTTCCTGCTTCAAAATCTTTAATTGCATGTCTTAATAAATAAGATATGGAATGGTAATGTTTTAAGTTTGCAATTTCTAAAAGCATGAACGCTTTGCCTTCCTGCCATTCTACAGCACTAATTTCATAAACATATTTATTCTTAATCATATAGGTAGATTATTTGCATTTATAAATATTTCATCTAGTTGTAATTCTGTTTTTTGAAAAGCAGCACCAACCACCGCAATAAGTGGACTATCTCTATCAAATGTTGTTGCTCTTAAAAAACTAACTCTTGCCATTATGTTGTTTGGAGCTTCTAAAGTTTCAATTACTTGCAAAATAGCGTCCTGAGTTATTCCCTCTAATTCCAATTGCGTTAAGAATTGAATTGCTGTAAC